CTAAACAAGAGGGTTTTTTCTTTTACAGAAATGGTGTAACCACTCATTTCAGCAAGTCTTTGTAAGAACTCCCAGTCACTTTCTCCTTGTTGTGTAATTTGAGAGTATCGTGCAGGATGCCCACTAACCACAGCCTTTAAACCGTTTCTTTTTGCGATAACTTTAACTACATCGTCAATTGTTTTATTTATCCAAACACCTGATTTAGAGTCCTTCATTAAAAAAGTCAAACCTAAACAAATAATTTCACATTCTTTACTAGCCTGAACTGCATGTGTTCTTTGTACTCCGTAAACAACTCCAAAGAACTTTCCTTTAATTCCATTGGATGTTCGCCAATTTACTGTGACTGGAGACTGAGTTTTTAAACCTTTTAGCATAAAAAGACCAAAGTCAGAAAACTTTAAAGTCATCATATCGTGCGTATTTACTGCTTGTACTAAAGTCATTTCATTAGCAGGCATAGAAAAGGTAGGGTAATCAGGAAACTCTACAGAAAAAGAGTTGTGTTCACGTGAGGAATATTTTTGGTTATAGGACATGGACTGGAATCCTTAATTGTTGCCCTGGAACTAACTCAAATGGGCTATGAATATCGTCGTTGTAATCCATAATTACCCACCAAAGATTTGGGTCACCTAAAAACTTACTAGCAAGAATGTCTAATCTATCCCCTTCAACCCATGAGTAATAAAAAACTCCTGATACATTGTTTGGGAATACTCTGTAAACACCGACCTCAAAACTTTGTTTAACAGGGTGATAGCCTTTTAATAAAGTGCCGTCAGCATATCTACTGGAAAGTGGAATCATGATAGCCCCTTACTTTGCATCAATCGTTGTTGTATCGTGGAATCTATGTGCTGAAATAGTTACTATCGATAAAGTAGGAATCATATTTTCAGTAAATAGGATATGTTTAACGCTTACATTAATAATGCGTGCTAAGTATCTCAGTTTTCTACCTAGGTGCATTTCAATAGCCATACCATTTAACCAACCAACATCTGCTGTTTTTGTACCACGGAGGGGGCTTTTATACCCACCCATTTCACCATTTACCGCTTTAAACAGAAACTCTAAATCGTACATAGTTCCAAAGTCTTTAATTAACTTTCGGTCTTCTGCTTTTACAACTTCTGGGTAATACTGCAAAGACTTCTCATCAGAGTCAATTGGAGCAAAAGAACTATTAGAATTAACACTGTAGGTTGCTAGTGCGTTCATGTCTTCTATTCTATTCAAATAGAGTTGAAAACTAATAGTGCTACTTTGAGTTGGGGCAGTTATCATGTTTGCTTGGTCTTTTCCAGACATCATTAACTCTGGAGAAATACCTTGCAATGTTCCAATAGTTTGGTCAACAGATTGTGGATTGTAATGAAATCTAAAACCGTAAGGTATTTTAAAACCACCAGTTATTGCTTTTTCTTTATCAGACTGTCGTGATAACGCAGCATCTATCGCCTTTTTATTAGGAACAATAAAGCCTCTATTAGTGTCGCCGTCACCAAAAGTGCTTAAAGTAGCAAGCATTTTTGAAGCCAACATAGGTTCAACCGCTCTTGATACTAAGGCTCTATCAACAATTGAGTCGTTTCTAAAGTAAGCACTTTTAACCATCGGAGCATTAAATCGTATAGTAGGAGCAGCAGCAGGAGGTTTAGGAGGTTGTTTTGTATTTTTATTACTGCTGTTGTTGCTTTTGTTATTTTTAGCATCTTGAAGTGCTTTTTTAACTCTTAGTTCTTCGCGGTATGTTTCTGCATCAGTTTTTAATCCTTTTGCTTTTGTAGCATACTCATTCTGTAATTTTTTAATGCTGTTATCAATTTTAGTAATAGTGTTATCAGCATCAATATAGTCTTTTTTAGCAATGGCTATCTGGTTTGCTGGAGCATTAGCCAATACGAGAGAGTTATACACATCTTGAAGACGGCTACGTTCTTGTGAAATACGCTTTTTTAAAGCCTCTTGTGTTTCAATTTGTTGAGCAAGTCCCTTAAGAGTTTTTTGAGTTGCCTTTGCTGTTTCAGCCTTTTTTCGAGCCTCTTCTTCTTTTTTACGTTCATCTCTAGCAGCAGTAACTCCAGCAGCCAAAGTAGCCTCTTGGCGTGCTTTTGCACCTAATCCTTTTACGTCAGGCATTATTTCTTACCTACTAACTTAAATAGATTTTCTTTTTCAAGTTGTGTTTTTACAATTTCAACAAGGTTCATAGCCTCTGCATACGATGCTTGTTGAACATTTACATTGATAGTTATAGAAGGTGCTAAGGTAACTCCCGTAGAAGATGAACCTAGTGTTGCTACAGAAGGAGAACCACCACCTTGAAATTTGTATGGGTTTTGACCAGTTTTACCAGTCATCCATGCTGAGTTATTGATTGCAGATAAAATTTGCTCAGTAGATTGGCCACTTCTAAGTGCATTAACAATGCCAGCATAACCACGTTCACTTGCATTTTTACCTGTTAAGGTTCCAACAGTTGCTGCATATCCATCTTCCCAAGACTTATAACTTTGGACTCCAACAGAATTCATGCTACTAGAGCCATTAAGAGAAAGTGTTGTATTTAGTGGATTGTAGTTTGCACTGTTTTTCCAGTGACCACCTTCATGACGCATCCATGTTGTAAGAGCGTTGATAGCAGCATCATTAACAGGAGCACCTAATTTCGTAAGGAGACCTGCAGCCCATTCCTTTTCACTTCCAGTTCCAAGAATTACTCCAGAACCGCCACCACTAGTTTTTGCACCACTTGTGCCACCACTTAATGGATTTATTCCAGCACTTGCTGCTAACCCAAGCAATGAATCAGAACCGTATTGTTTTAAGTCATAATTCTGTGTTTGAATTCCAGAAACACCTGAACCAACACCAGCACCTAAAATGCTACCTAAACCAACTGCTCCTGCTTTTGTTAATTCTTCAGGATTTACTGGATTATTTTTTCCCTTACGTACTTCATAATGCAAATGAGGTCCAGTTACTTTTCCAGTATCACCGCTTTTTGCAATTAACTGTCCTCTGCTAACAACAGAACCTACAGAAACTAATACCTCAGACAAGTGACCGTACAAAGTTTGATAGCCGTTTCCATGGTCTATTTCAACAGTTTTTCCGTAGTCTGAACCAGGATTTGTGTTTATAACTATTCCATCTAACGATGCATGAACAGGAGTACCAACAGGACACGGATAATCTTGACCTGTATGAGTTCCACCAGACCAAAGATTTCCTGATGCACCGTAAGGTGTTCCTACCCCACCGTTAGTAATTGGAGAAGCAGGGTTTGAACTCCCAGTACTACTTCCACCAAAAGATGCTCCGTAACCTGGAGTACCACCACCAGAACCAAACCACCCAGCAATTCCACCAACACCAGCACCAATTACTGTTCCAACACCTGGAAAAATTGCTGTGCCAATTGCTGCTCCAATACCAGCAGCAGCAGCCGTAGAACCAGCACGAGTAACACTTTGGTTTACACCTAATTTATTACCTAGTGCTTTTCCACCCTTACCTGTTAAATACCCAGCAGCACCTGCTGCAAGAACGGTTCCACCTGCAGCAGCAGCACTAATACCTGCAGCACCTGCAGCAGCAGCAGTACCACCACCTGCTAAAGCCATACCGCCTTTTAGAACTGCACCCGCAGTCATAAGTCCAATAATTGTTTGAACACCTGCAAGGATTCCTCCTACTGCAACACCAATTCCTTGTCCTGCACGTGACTCACCCATACCTCCCAAAAATCCAGAAACTCGTCCAGCAACACCAGCCATACTTTCTAATGCAGGATTAACAGTGTTTACAATTAAATCTGCTGCTGATTTAAAACCTGCTAATACAGGCTCTGTGTATGTATTTAAAACAGATGTATCGGAAGTAGTTATGCGTTGTTTATCTGCTAAAGGATTTTGCCCATACCCTAGTTTTGATAAATCTGTTGGCTTTCCTTGTGCCCTATCAACAGAATATTGCATAAATAACTGTCTTTGGTCTTCTGTCATACCTAAATCAGTTGCAGTTTTTCCAAAAATACCTGCTTGGAAACTTGTCATTGTTTCTTCTAGGGACATCTTGCCTTGTCCCTGAGTTAAGCGACTGTAGATTTGACCAAATATTTCAGATTGGTTTCTAGCCTTACCAGTATTTGGGTCATAGGTGCTAATACCAATGTTGTACAACCTAGAAGAAAAATCTCCTTGGGTAAAACCAGACATAGCAACCATGGCATTTTCATTTGCCATATTCATGTAACGTGCAGCACCACCAACGTCTGCAACTAAAGCGTTGTATTGAGCACTTCCTGGCATGATTCCACGTGCTGCAGCAATCGAAGCAATATTAGAAGGAGCAAGTGTGCTTGTTACACCACCTGCTAAACCACCAAAAGTTGCTTTAGTAATTCCTTGGTAACTCATATTAGAACGGATAGAGGCTCCGTAATAATTACCAGCACTTGCTCCAACTTCAGCAACTCCTGGAACTGCTGCCATTACTCCAGCAGCAATACCAAAGGTTGCTTGTGCAACACCTTGTGCAACTCCTAGTGCTTTGGCTCCACGAGTAGGTGTCAAACCATAGCGAGTAGCCTCCATACCTTCTCGCATAGCGATTTCGGCAGTGCTATCAACTCTTTCTTGTCCACCAAAAGTTGCTTTTTCCATGTGAGGCATCTGGCTACCTTGACCAGTACCAATATGGCGGTCACCACCGCCCTTGGCGGATTTTGCTTTTCCAGCAACTCCGCCCATAGAACCTTCAAGGCGTTTGGTAATTTGCTCAGCAGAAGTCAGGCTTTTGACAATGCTGGATAATAATTCGTCGGTTTGTTTTAACGAATCATTTAATTCTGCCACGTCAACTCCTTAGTAACCTTCTTTAGCAAGTGCTAACCAATTTTTTCTTTCTCTGACTGAAAGTTCTTTTATCTCAGTGAGAGTCCAACCCTGATGCCTTTCCGACAATGCTAACCATTCAGCCATCAATGTCGGATAATGAGATACCTTAAAAGCGAAACAAAATCCCTAAATTAATAGGAGTTTTTACCTCACCTTCGCAGTCAGGACAAGGCACTGAAATATCTTCAAATACTGGTCCAATTGCGTTTTTATTGATTGCTTCACCAATTAAGCGTCTATCACTAATGCCTAAGTTTTGAATCTGTGCTTTACTGATAACAGGTCTTCCGTTAATCTTAAGGATGCAGTTTTCAAGAAGAATAGTTGTTAATTCTGACATCGTTTTGTCAGAGTTATTAACCAACTCTTTTTGACAATAACCTGTTGGGAGTGTGGCTACTACTTCTCCACACTTTGCATTGATAACAAAAGTAGGTTCATCTACTAGAGTTTTTACTTTAATGTCTTCATTAATATCCACTGTAACTGGCTTAAAAGCATTGCACCCGCCACAAAAACCTTGCAGTTCTGGTGTACTACCAAAAGTTGCTTTATAAATTCCAAGCATGATGGCATCTCTGTCTCCAGCCAACATAGCGTCTAAAGCATCTTCGGTAGCAGGTTCTTTACCAATTTTTACAGTGCCACGACTTATAACTTGCAGGAGAGCCTTTCCAAGATTTTGTGCTCTTGCAATTGCTTCCTCATCTTTTCCAGTCAATTCACGTACCTCAACTGTTGTCACACTCTCCCCAGCAGCATTTATAAATCCGCCAGGGAGAGTTACGTGAACATCAGTAGGGGGTGTAACTACAACTGTTTGTTTTTCTTTTTCAGGTTCAGCCATCGCTTGTGAAACCAACTGGTTAACAAGGTCTGGATTTTCAGATGCTTTTACGGTTTGAGTAGTCATGTTATTTTCCTTTAGTTAGTTAGTTACGCTTTTGCTGGTGGTGTATCTACAGGACCAGCAGAGACAAACTTCTTGTTAGAATCGAAAGAAGAGAATGAGGTATCAAATCCTTCGTGTACTAGAGTCATTTGCTCAACAAGAAGAGAGTTATCGCCAGCGTTAAGGTCTGAGTAAGCAAGTGCTGTAGGCCAGCAGTTGTAGAACTTAAAGCGCATTGCGACATCTTCTGTTGTTGCGTTTGTCTCCATTGTTGAGATTGGGTGTGGTAGAACAGAAATCTCAATATCGCAACGGAAGTTTTGATTGATAGTTCTGTTTCCACCATTTTGAACTGTGTAGAACATGTTCTTCATCCAGTTCCAGCCCTGCTTATTTCCAATAAGTACGCCTCTTTGTAGAGTAACTGGCTGGAAAGAAGTTTGACCAGGAATCTGGTGAACAGTTGTATTGTAGCCACCTTCACGATAAGGAATAGAGTCTGTGGTTACCGCCATTCCTGAAACTGAAGTAAAGCCCATAGTTGCTGTTGTTAAATCAGAAATGTTAGTGTCATTTGAGTTCAATGGGTAAAAATTGACCAAAAACCTAAAGTTTCTGATTGGGTCAGTCGCAAGACTGGACCTGTTTTTATCTACGAATGCCATTTTTATCTAGGCTCCTTTTCTTAGTTTAAGGTCTTCTGGCTAAGGTTAATAACCACGAATTCCGCAGGGTACTGCAAAGCCACACCAACTTCGATGCGAACTTCGCCACTAGCGATAGAGGCTGCAGTATTGTTTTCAGAATCGCACTTGATGAAGTACGCCTCTGCTGGAGAATTTCCACGTAATCCTCCTTGATTGCGGTATTCGTTTAAGAAGGTGTTGATGGTCGTATTAATACGACCCCACAACTGCTCATTATTATTTTCGAACAACGCAAACTCTGTTAGGTTTTGCAAACTCTTACGAATGTAAATAAGCGAACGACGCATATTTACATACTTGTTTGCTGTTCCATCTTGTAGCAGTGTACGTGCACCCATAACTGAGATACCAGCACCTGGAATTTGACGGATAGGGTTAATTGGATATTTACTTGAGTTAAGGCTATCCAACTCAGTAGTAGTAAATGTCTTTTCTGTAGAAACTACTCCAACAAGGTTTGCTGTTAAACCAGCAGGTGCCTTAAATGGACCAACAGTTGCATCTGTTCTTAAGAACAAACCAGCAACTGCACCTGCAGGACCAACTTTACGTGTAGCACCAGTTGCTACGCCAAGAGGGTCAGAAACAAATACGTGAGGATAGTAAACAGCAGCAAAACTTCTACCAGCACCAAGTGAATCTGCGGTGCTAAGTGCTTGTGCAACTGTGCGGTCTTTTTGAGTCTCTCCTACATAGAAGTTTTTCTGTGAACGTTCGCAAGCAGAAGCAACGTCAAGTTGAATCTGTGTTGCTTGATTTGCATTTAACAAATCGTATAGTCCAGGCAAAAATACAACTAGAGGACGGTCAATTGTTTCAATTGCTGCTACTACTCCGTCTGTTGAACTTGAGTAGTCAGTGTCAATAACAGCGTTTCCATTGCTACCTCCAGTAAATGGTACAACAGAGGTTGATGGTAGGTTTGTGTTGTCACTAACAGTACATGTAAACAATTGAGAAACTGAGTTAATTACAGTTGGTGCATAACTATTCGAAAGAGGTTCATCAGTATAAACATTCTCATACTGCTCGACTAGAACGTCATCTAGAATGCTAGAAGATGTTCCAGGGATGCCTTCTTTATAGATAGCAATATTGAGGGAGTTTCCTACAGCAGTTCCGCTTTGAATTTGAACACGGTAGTTATTTCCATCAGTGCCTTTGTTTTTAGCAGTCAAAGTCAAAACGGTTCCAGCACCAGATGAGCGAGGAACTACGCCTGTTGCAGCAACTGCACCTTGACCGATAATTCTTTTAACATAAAGTTCTCTTCCCCCGTTTTGGAAAAAGAGAGAAACAGCAAATGTTGCTGGGAATAATGAGTTATACCCACCAAACTGCTTTGTAAATTCGTACCATGAGTTAACCAAGGTCAACGTTGTTGGTCCTTGGGCAAATGGTGCAGCGACCATACCAGCAGCCTGTGCTGTTATGGAGTTAGTAATTGGAGCAGGGAGCAGGACTTCACTAATGTAAATTCCTGGTCTTTTATACACTGCCATGATTTCTCCTATCTAGGTTGTTGGTAGAGGGTCCGATTATGAGCGAGATGTTTGTTCGTAGTTGACTCCGATGATTCTCTGCCTTGGAGCAGGAGCGGAACCAATGACTTTAACTTTTTGTACCTTGTAGAACTCTTCGTACATATCCTGAGCAATTTCACTTGAAATACGCACAGTAATTGCATTTACAAACAGGCGTTTAGCCTGTTCTACAACGTCTCGTTTTGAGACATCGAGAACATCAAGACGACGGACGGTATCGTCATTACCGATTAAAGTTGCGTTACGAAACTTTAACCTTGAGTAAAGCAACTCACTAAGAATCGCTCTATCATGTCGAGGGTGGCGTGAATAAGTTGTTACTTGGTAGTCGATATTGACTGGAATTGGGTAATCAATCTGCCAAGATTTATTAGTAGGGAAATTGGCAGGCTGTAAATATGGAGCAGTAGTTTTGTCTACTTTTCCTCTATGTGAGCGTGCACGGTCTTCTATAATGTCAATTAAATCAATAGTAATAAATGGGTATGTCTGGTCTCTAAGTTCTACGTCAGGTTGACCAAACCACACCTGTACAGGACGACCAATTTGTTCATTGTCTGCTCTTTGGTCATGTACAAGAATTCCTTTGAGGTGTTCTTTTAACATGTTGTCTTCTTCTAGAAATAGAGGACCTAATGTCATAGCACACCTCTTAAAGAAACTTGAACGCTTTTTAAAAGAAACTTCTCTGCTTCTTCTGGGCGATTAGAGAAACGTCTAATAGCCCCAGTAGGTTGACGGTTAGGGGTTCCGTACTCCCAGTTATTTGCCAATGACTTATACTTTGCAGGGATATTGATACTAAAATGGTTATTAGAATACGAGACTTTAATAGCGTCAACAATATCGGGATTCCAACCGCTTGCTCGTGTCTCATTACGCAACTCAAGCGTCATAAATTGAGCGGTTTGACGTGCTGCTTTTAAAAAGGCTGGTTTAAGTTTAGTTATTTGTCTCACGGCGTGACTTCTTTGAGTTGAAAAGTAGTTTAGTTCCGACATACCCAGCCAAAAGACCAATTACAAAATTATGCTGATTATGTGGTTTAAAACCGTACATACCTTTTACGAACTCATCACGCTCACTAGCAGATTGCATATTAGCAACCTGTTCGTACCATGGAGTAGACATAGAAATCTCCTTAAAGCAGCAGTTAAATCAGCAAGTAAAGCAACAAGACCCGCACGGTTCTTATTAAGACAAGGATAAAGAAAAAGCCCCCAGTCGGGGGCTTAAACTTTAACTCTTTTACAGATTACATACCCTTTTTACGAGGTAATTGCTTTTGGTTCTTTCCTTTTACTCCAGAACCATTTTTCATTGCTTTTAATGCTTGAAAATCTTTGCCTTCAATCTTTTTAGGATTCCCAGCAACTTGAGCGATTTTCTTTTGCTTAGGGGATAGTTCTTTAGCCATTGGATTACTTCTTCTTGCTATCTTTGGCTTTGCCTTTTAGCATGGAGGCTTTCTTCTTATCATCCATGGCAGAACCCTTACCCTTGCCGTAACCAGCCTGTCCTTTTTTCTTACCGCATCCGCATACAGCACACATTGCATTACTCGCTTTCTAATGTAGTAGCAAACCGAAGAAGGTCTTCGGAAGCAATTTTAACAAAAGGTAAAACGGAGTCAAGAGCATCTAACTCAGACTTTAAGTTTCCTAAAGAAGCAATGGTTTGTTCTTTAGAAAGAGCGTTCTCTGTTACCTGGTCTTTTAAAATCGTAATTTTTGCAGCAATAGGACGCACTGCTGCTAGTGCTGAGGCATTGTGCTCATTTTCTGGAAAGTCAACTAGCCCCTTTACCAAAAAGTCTAACTCGCTTGCTAAGTTCATTTCTTACCTTTCTTAGGTGCTGCTACTTTCTTTTTTCCTGAACCTTCAGGAACACAGTTTGGCACCTTTTTGCCGTTTTTGGTCTTCATACCTACTTGAACATACCCTTTCCAACAAGGGTCTGCAGCAACTTTGGTCGCCATTATTTACTCCTAGCCTTATGAGGGTTTTTCTTGTGCCAATCTTTAACGCCTTTTACTCCCTGTGAAACTGTCTTTATTGAGCCTTGGCTTTGTTTGGTTAAGTTAATCTTATCGTATTTACCCTGTTTAGAGTTTGTGTGCTCAACCACGACATCGCCCTTTTTATTTTTTGAGACTTTGTGTGCAATGTGAGCCTTACGACCAGGAACACCAACAGCAATAGTTACTGGTTTTTCTGGTTTAACAGGTTTCTTTTTTTCCGCCATAATTATGCTGCTATGTAAGTTCCATTAACGTAAATCTTACTTGCTGTAGTTAAGGTAACTGGGGTGCCTTGAGCAAATAGAGATTCAACAACAGCAGAGTTTGGACCTGCTGCTTTTATGTAATGCAAATCAAGTGTCGTGCTTCCAGCCAAATGGTCTGCATTGAGTATGGAATGTCCCCCGTTATCAGGGGCAACCGCAGGGTCTACATGTACCCAACCATTAAAGTGGTTCATCATATTTGCTGCTGGAGCAACTGGAAGTTGGAGTTTATATTGCCCAGTTCCAAAAGAAGTAACAGTTGATAGATTTACGATAATGTAAAAAGTTACCAACTTACCTGCTTGAACATAATAACTTTCATAGGTTGGATAAGTTGCGTTTGTTCCAGTAAATGTTAACCCTGTTGCAGAAAAAACAGGAGACCATCTCACTGGTTGAGGATTTAATGCAGGACCAGTAGGACCTGTTGCTCCTGCTGCACCAGTTGCTCCAGTTGCTCCAACAGGACCTGTTGCTCCTGCTGCACCAGTTGCTCCAGTTGCTCCAACAGGACCTGTTGCTCCTGCTGCACCAGTAGGACCAGTTACACCAGCAGCACCAGTTGGACCAGTTGCTCCAGTTGCTCCAACAGGACCTGTTGCTCCTGCTGCACCAGTAGGACCAGTTACACCAGCAGCACCAGTTGGACCAGTTGCTCCAGTTGCTCCAACAGG